GAAGATATTGAATCTAGGTCCATGGGTGCCGGTGGTGAAGACCTCATAATGGCACGAGACGCTAGACAAAAGTTCCCTTTTTCGGTAGAATGTAAGAACCAGGAAAAGCTTAACGTCTGGGATGCTTATGACCAGGCGTGTGCTAACTCTGGGGACTACGAACCCATTCTCGTAATGAAGAAAAATGGAAAAAGACCCCTGGTTGTCTTGGACGCGGAAAACTTTATTAGATCCGAAAGACATGGATGATTGGCGATACTCTGAGGAGCGCATGCTCCTTAGGGCAGCAGTTTTTAAAGCACTATCACATCATCTAAATGACCACTGTAGAACTGTATATGAGTTCTGTCATCACTGGGTGAGTCAGGGTAACAAAAACACAGAGAATATTGAGGAGCACTTCCAAGATTTTCTTAAATTCACACTTGAGCGTTCTTACGCCTTAACAAATGCAGAAATTGATTAACGCACTGGCAGTTCTGAGTTTCGGAATGAGTGCTGCCATCACCGGCACCGCTGGATATGTTTATGTAAACCAGGATGCCATCAAAGAAAACATTAAAAAACAAATTGTAGAAGCTGCTACCGGCGGTATTACTCAAGCATTGCCCGGAATGATTGGTGAGTCGGTGCCCAGTTCAACTGGACTTCCTCTTCCAATCCCAGCACTGCCCAACATTGAGGAAACCGATTTTTTTACTAATCACGCCATGGGTTGTATGCTCCTTCTGGAGTGCACTGATGGCGTGGACCATGTATGGGGTGTAGGTCAACTTAGACAAGAGTATCCTCTTTCTAATTGGGACCCTGTAGCACATGAATTCACTCGTATGTTGAATGCTCTTGGTGATGTAGGTGTAAATGTTTATCTTGCCGACTCAAAGTATTTTCCTATCGGTCATCGCGGAGTATATCATACCGTTGGTAATAACTTCTTTCTGAATAGAGCATTCATGCATCGTCCTTACGTGCTTATGAGTGTGATGCGTCACGAAGGTTGGCATGCCGCACAAGATTGTATGGCAGGCACCATTAAGAACAGTATGATTGCCATCATTATGGACGAGGACAAGGTTCCTCAACTCTGGCAGGACATTGCTACTGACGCTTACAAGGACATGCCTGGCGCTATTCCTTGGGAGAAAGAAGCAACTTGGGCAGGGAAGACTGAGGGTATGACCTTGGCAGCACTTGAGGCATGTGCTGCTGGTAACATGTGGGAAGTTTATGAACCTACACCACTCACACGTCTGTATCTTGAGCAACACGGGTATATCACTAAATAATCCTAGCTCAAGAGCTAGAGAATGGACAAAAAACCTGAAGAAAAGAAGGGTCTCCTCAAGAAAATTAAGGAGGGTGTAGATGATAAAGAAGAGCAACTTGCCATTCTTTCTACTTTTGTCCGTCTCGGTATTCTTGTATGGAGCGGTGGAATCCTCACGCTGGCGTACATTAAACTACCACCTGCACTCGGAATTCCAGAACAAAAACTAGATCCCACTTTCATCGCGAGCGTCTTTACTGGGGTGCTCGCGACTTTTGGTGTTCAGGCAGGTAAAAAAGCAGGTGCTGCTGCGGGTGGCGGTATCACAAAAGACCAGATGGAAAGATTGATTGAGAAGGCAGCACAAACAGCACCAGCACAAACAATTCGTATTGAGCAATCTCCTATTAAAATTGAAGGTATGAATGATGGACAACCGCCAGTCAAACCCACGATCTAATACCACCAAATGGTTCGCACTTGGACTAGGGACCTTAGTCGGTGTGGCACATATTGGAACAATCGGACTGTTGGTAAGAAACGGTCAACTACCACAGATTAATCTGCCTGTTAGTGAGTATACTTCCTACAGTGTAAGAGCTGGTAGAGATGGATATGAGATAAAATACTCTTCTAACGATCCAAAGACAATGATTTCTACACGAGATGTAGAGACACGTAATGGATTCTTTGGTATAGGTGGTAGAAGTGATGTTAGAATCGTAACTGAGCGTGGTGTTAGTGGAGGAGAGGAAGGAAAAAAGATAAGTGCCGAGACTCTAGAGTGTATCAAGGCGGCAGGTGGCGGCGAGTCACAAGGAAGGGTTGTAGGCGCTAGTCTCGGGGCGGCAGCAGCACCATGGTTTGTAGGTATACCATACGTAGGACCAGTATTGAGTGGATTCGTCACATTGTTTGTAGCAGACAAAGCAAGTGAGGTGGGTGGAGATCTTGCTATGCAAATGGAGGGTTGCCTTCCTGAAGAAGCCGGACTATAATTAGTTTTGTTACTGTATATTGTTCTGAATATCACACAAAAAAATTAGTAAAAAGAACCTAGTCTACTAGATAAATTAGTTACAAAAAAGAAGTATGAAGCTGTTGATTTCGCTGTTCGCTTCATTGTTTTTGGCACTACCAGCATGGGCGGTGGATGTTACGATGGGCTCAAATGGTAACCTGGTTTTTGAACCAAATGACATTTCAATCTCGGTTGGAGAGACTGTTCACTTTGTTAATGGTATGCTCCCACCCCACAACATCATTGTGGAAGGACGTGCTGATCTGTCAAGAGAAGCATTGATGTTCAACCCCGGTGAGTCTCAAGATATTAAATTTGCTGATGCGGGAGATTATGATTTCTTCTGTGGTCCTCACCAGGGGGCAGGCATGGTAGGAACTATTCACGTTAATTAAAATGAAAGTTGGTATTATTGGTCTGGGTCGTATGGGTGAGGGTATGTCTCGCCGTATGATGAAGGCAGGCATTGAGGTTTGGGGTTACAGACGTAACTACAAGAAAGCAGAAGAAGCATTTGAGAATGGTTATGTCTCAGGAGTTACTACAACTCTTGAGAATCTTGTGAATCAAGTACATCATCAGGACAATCAAATTGGTAAATCGCCAGGCATTTTTCAACTTGTCATTCCTGCAGAACTAGTTGAGGAGACGATTGATGAGTTACTACCACTACTTGGCGACGGAGATATTGTTATTGACCATGGCAATAGCAACTTTAAAGATTCTCGCAAGAGAGCGGAAAGGTTGGCTAAACTTGGCATCCAGTATCTTGACTGTGGTACTAGTGGTGGTGTCTACGGTCTGGAGCGTGGATACTGTCTTATGGTTGGTGGTTCAACTACGGCAGTATCTGTCTGTGCCCCCATTTTCCGTGCCCTTGCACCTGGTATTACCGCTGCAACCCGCACAGATCCCTGTACTAGAGCAACCAGTGCTGAATATGGGTGGTTACATTGTGGAGGTCCTGGAGCAGGTCACTTTGTAAAAATGGTTCACAACGGAGTCGAGTATGGAATCATGCAAGCCTATGCGGAAGGGTTTAATATTTTACACCATGGTGATCTTGGTTCCCAATATATTAGGGAGGGGGATGCTGAAGTCGCTCCAATGGAAAATCCAAAGGACTATCAATATGATATTGACTGTACTGAAGTCGCTGAGCTATGGCGTCGTGGAAGCGTTGTTGGTAGTTGGTTACTTGATCTTACCGCCGATGTACTACGCCATGACCACGACCTCTCAAAATTTGACGGAGGGGTATCTGATAGCGGAGAAGGTAGGTGGACTCTTCATGCTGCTGTCGATCTCGGTGTTCCCACTCCTGTTATTAGTGCCGCTTTATTTGAAAGATTTAATTCTAGGAGACTAGGTGAGTTTGGTAACAAAATTCTAAACGGCATGCGTTACATGTTTGGAGGTCATCATGTTAGGTGAAGCACTTCTTTGGGTATCCGTTCCATTTGTGTTGACAACTGTATTCTTTGCGTTCTATAAGGGAGAAAACGTTTACTACGAATCTGATGCCTATGATGGAAATGGAACAGCACATCCAGTTTTATTTGAAAAGAACACCTGCGAACGAAGAGAGACCGCAAATGGACCCAGACCTAATTAAAATGCGATATGGTTTTGCCATGTGTGCGTTCTCTAGAATGTATGGAGTCTTAGCAGTAAATAGTTCTAAAACCGTACATAGATTTTGCCGTAAGTGGGCAGAGTCTGAGGATGAAACTCCACCAGGAACACTGACAGAAGTCAACTTTTATTTTAAAGACCTTTGGGATATCTGGGGAGACCGAGTGTGAACAAACGCCACGGACCAATGAATGCTAAAGAGATTGAGGAACAAAGAGAATTGCTTAAAGGACTTCGTGAGCGTATTAAGCAACTTAGAATGGTAGAGTATATTGATGATGATGAAGAACCAGATGTTTTTATAGGAGACGGTATATGAGACACCATGTGCTATTATTTGTTAGACATACCATGGAAACTTCATGGTCACTAGGTTTCTTATCTTTAATATTGATAGTGATTCCTATCGTTGGAATGCAGTTGGTACATAAGTATGGGTGGGAACACTGGGAACCATTTCATAAATGAATTTATTATTACGCCCTCTTGATAATGTTACTGATCCCGTTTGGAGTGTGATTATATCTTTAATCATACTTCTCGCTGGAGTTACGTGCTATGTCGTCTATATAATCCGTATGGCTTTCAATGAATTGGAAGATGAGTGACCTTACTAACAAAGATGCAGAGCAGGATACAAAGATTGCTGTAATGGACAGCACTCTAGAAAATTCTATTCGTCGCATTGAAATGGTTCATAAGCGTGTTGATGATACGAACGAAGAAATTGAAAAACTTCGTGACCGTATCCGCACACTAGAGCGTTGGGTTGCCGGTGCTGGCGCAGTAATTGCTGCGGCAACATTCATCATAGGCATAGTAGCATCCGTAGAATCAAAGGAGATTAATTATGGGAGCAATGACACCACCGAGCAGAAAGTCTTGCTACAACTTCAGAGTAACTGAGATCAATCGTGTTATTGACGGCGATACTATTGATGTCACCATTGATCTTGGGTTTGACTTATACAAGAAAGAAAGAGTTAGAATTGCAGGAGTTGATACGCCGGAGAAAAGGACCAGAAACCTAGAGGAGAAGGAACTTGGAATCGACGCAACAGAATGGCTCAAAGCAAAGTTGGAGAGTGCTATATCTGGTGACGATGAGTTGTCTATTAGGACTGAACTTGTTGGTGGCGTCGGTAAATATGGCCGTCTACTTGGCTGGTTATACATTGGGGACGAAGACTTGTCCCTCAATGAGCAAATGATTACCGAAGGATATGCTTGGGAGTATGATGGTGGAAAAAAACAGAAAGACTTTGAAGAACTTAGAGAGATCAGAAAAGCTCACGGAACTTACGTGTAGAAGTGCGGTGTGTGGGGGTGACCCCTTCATCCCTGACTCAGAATATCAAGGTGGATCATGTGAATTAAATGACACAGGAAATTCCCGAGATTAATATAAATACGACTAACCTGGATATACCTAGTATCCCAGATTGGTTAACAAGTAGTCCTCCTACAGCAATACCACCGGTCGCACCAATAACAGAATTCATTGGTGTGCCTGTCATCAACATTCCTGGATGTGTTGAGGCACATGAAGGTGGTAGCGATAAGATTATGGAGGACGATCCCGATGGCGTAAGAGTATTTTGTGACGCTAATACTCCGTCGTTCAATCCAATCCAGTATGAACCAGAGAACATGGTGATAGAAAAATCATCACCAATTCCTACAGTACCACCCCCACCTGAGACCCCTGAAACTCCACAAGTACCTGATACATCAAAAGTCGCTCCGCCTCAAACCGCTACAACCGAGCAACCTGTTGAGGAACCGTCTTTTGTTGAAGAATATTTACCTTCTGCTCCCGAGGTAACGACTACGGCAACCATTGCTCTCGTAGCAACTACATCGGCACTGCTTGCCAAACCCTTGGCAGACTTACTTCTTAAAGTAATCAAACCTGCTATTAAAAAAGTAGTAGCAAAGGTTAAAGAAAAACTTGGCAAGAAAACTATCGTTGAATCTGTACAGGTCCGCCGAGATCAGCAGCGGATCCGCTCACACGCGATTCGGAAACTGAAGGGGAAGGAATAGAATGTCGGTGCGGAACCATAAAGTTCACACCTTTTACTTGTACGTCGGAGCATATGGTAGCATAACGTGTTCCCGGAGCAAATCTGATTCCTGCTTTTAATAATTCTCCACAATTCTTGAGTCTTGCGATCTCAAAGTCGAGGCGCTTATTGGCAGTCAGTTGCTTCTGTAAGGCGATCTGAGTTGTCGCTGCGTCCTTACACAAATCTTGTAGTTTCTTGTCTCTAGGGACGCTCCAGGTGGCACTGATACCCACTGACAAATTGTAGTTATCTTTCTGTCCCGTCCTAGTTGGCATCGTATATAATATATTGCCAGGATTGTCTATCTGTCCGTCGTCGTCGGCATCGTGGATATCATATACGGGGTCGTCATAATATCCTTCAAAAGGTTTTTGAGCAGAGGCAGATCCAGTGATAAACGGTGTGAAGTTTACAGTCTCACCTTGACACTGGATTCCTCCTCCATACGTGTTGGTTATGTAGGGTCCTTGTAAGACCTGAATAGCTTGGTTTGTAACTGAGCCTGAACTATTGGCGACCGGAGATGCTGTTGCACTTACACCCCCTACAGTCTCCGCCAGTGTGGCAGGGACAGTCGCAAGGTTGAGTAGACATAAGATTACTGCTGGAAGATACTTGTGGTGTCTGTGACCGATGTGATGGTCGTTTCTCTTTGAATTATAGTATGCGTTTGTAATCCCGGACCGTTGTAAGTTTCCGTAAACTGAAACGCTGCCCCTGGCGTCGTTTGTGTGAACGTTGGTTTGCTTGTCACACCTGTCCATGATGATGTCACTCCATCAATAGTTACATTGTTTGTTCCTGTTCCTGGAGATAGATTTCCTGATGCTGTAACACCAGTTCCAGTAGCAGAGTATTGATATCCGGTGCTATAGTCCATCGAGTTGATGGTCTCAGTCACAGTTGATGTCGTCTCCGTGTGGCTGGTCATGGATCCCTGGGTGAAATTCGGGATCACCGGTACCCCCTTCGCAGTGGCAGCGGATAGAAAGACTGCCACCGCACCTATCGCAGTAGACGTGATCGTCCTTCCAAAATGGGTCATTTCTTAGACTCACTTGAGAGTGGTCACTTCGCTGACAAATTGGCCAGTGGCACTTGTGCCACTTCCACCAGCCGTAATGGTCATAGCACCAGTAGAGGTAATAGTACCTGCTAGGTCACCTGTGGTTCCTCCGGCATTGGAGATTTGTGAACCGAAGGCACTGACCTGTCCTACAGTAGGAGCAGATGTTTGTACGACATCGCCCTGTGTGAAAGAGGTGCTGAAGGAGAATGATTCTCCGGCAGTTTTTTGGGTGGCGGCAATAGCACCAGGAGCGTAGATACCACTATTAATAGCACCTGTGGAAATTGTACCGGCAGTGGTCCCGTCCGTAGTGTTTACGTTATTACCACTAATACTATAGGTATTTCCGATTCTAGTTGCCTGGGTGGCAGCAGAATTGACATTCAATTGAACCGACGAAGACAGTTTGTGTGTGATGTCGGCTTGAACGGGAGCTGCTGAAAGAAATAGCAATGCGATAAGAATTTTTCTCATCATTCTCTCAGTAGTTTACACAGTATATAGGTCTTGACGTTCGGAATGAGATAGTATATAATGATCCCATGGTCCGATAGCTCAGTGGAACAGAGCAACTGCCTTCTAAGCAGTCGGTCCTTGGTTCGAATCCAAGTCGGATCGTTTTATATTTAATACAATGAGAATCTTTTTAGACAGCGCAGACACAGACACCATTGAAAAGTATTGGTCCACTGGATTGATTGATGGTGTTACAACTAACCCTACTCTTATCATGAAAAGTGGTAAGAACCCGGAGGATGTATACCAACAACTCAAGGATCTAGGTGTGCCTGACATCTCCATGGAAGTTATGGGTGATGCTGACACAATGATTGTTGAGGGCAAGCGTCTTTACACTAAGTTTGGTAAGTGCACCACGGTAAAGGTGCCTATGACAAGAGAAGGACTTACCGCTTGTCGTGTACTATCTAATGAAGGTGTCAATGTTAATGTGACATTGATTTTCTGTGCCGCACAGGCAATCCTAGCAGCAAACGCCGGAGCAAAATATGTATCTCCTTTTGTCGGTCGTCTCGATGACCAATCTGTGGCTGGTTTGGAAGTTGTGCGTTCAATCTCCGAACTATACCGAATCCACGGTTGTCCGACTCAGGTTCTTTCTGCTTCTATCCGTAGCGTACAACGTGCTGTTCGTTCGTGGTATAATGGCGCTAGCGTCGTAACGATGCCACCTAAAGTATTTGATCAAATGTATGATCACATCCTAACTGATAAAGGTTTGGAAATCTTTGATGCCGATTCTAAGAAGTTTGTGCTATAATATATAAGTCCGTGTGAAGGAAGTGTGTGGAGGGATCTAATCCCTCCCTCATGTCGGCATGGCGGAATTGGTAGACGCGCTGGTTTTAGGTACCAGTTCCCTTGCGGAGTGGAGGTTCAAGTCCTCTTGCCGACATACATTTTTCTTATGGATCCAATTGAACTCTTACGTATCATTAGTTGTCTTGAGAGTGCTCATCATCATCTGAGGATCAATGATTTGCCAGAAGATCAAGCAGTCATAAGAAAGATGTGTGATAGATACTACAAAACATACTTCAAACTTTGTAAAGAAATTGGGAGAAATCCCTATGGATGATCCTCTATAGCTCAGTTGGTAGAGCAGGTGACTGTTAATCACCCTGTCCCTGGTTCGAGTCCAGGTGGAGGAGTTAGACGGGGAATGAGCTCGCCCGCGACGGTGCTAACCACACTGTGATCTGAGAGATGGTAACTCTCTTTGCTCCACGCCCGAATAGCTCAGCGGTAGAGCACCTCGTTTACACCGAGATTGTCGGCGGTTCGATCCCGTCTTCGGGCATTATAAATATGTCAGACCAAACCGGTTGATGAAAACTTCTAAACTGAAAAAGATGATCCAGAAGCCTTTTCGCTTCCATCATCAGGATCTTCATGAAGAACTAGATGCATTGAAGAATGAACTTAAAGAGGTTAAAAGTATTCTGCAAGAACTGCGGGGTAGAACTGACAGCAAGTACAAAAGTAAAGTCATGTGGTTGCAGCAACATGACTACGATTTCGA